TCAAGCGGGTCGTGGGGCACTGATCCTGTTCGGCCTGATCTGGCGATGTTCTCTGCGCGACTTAGCGTAGTGGCACACACAGAAATTGTGGAGGTATAAACATGACTCACAATGTAAATCTTGGCATTGGTAACTATGCCGAAGAAGGAACCACCGGAATGTTTTATCATGCACCCGCTGGAACCGAACTCCCGACCTATCCGGGAGAGGCACTCGCAACTGCATGGAAAGAGGTCGGCGCGATCTCTGTGGACGGGATCACGTTCACATCCAACAAGACGAGCGACAACCTGAAGAACTGGGCGAACCGGATCGAGCGTCTGCTCCCGGGCGAGGATGCAGGACAGGTTGGTGCTCCGATCATCTACACCACCGAGGAATCCCTGAAGACGATCTTCGGAGAGGATAAGGTGACCGTCACCGCGGCAACCGCAACACACGGAAAACTGATCAAGGTCGATTATAAACAGGGCGATACATCCGACGAGGAGGCTTTCCTGTTCCTTATGAAGGACGGCGACGACATGATCATGCTTGGAACCAAAAAGGGATTTGTGTCCGAACTGGGTGACGTCGCGTTCCAGCCGAATGAGGCGATCAACTGGGATGCAACCATCACTGCGGATCACTGGGTGCTCGTCAAGGACGACGGACAGAAGACAACATAAAAAAAGGAGGATTAACTCATGGCAGAAATCACACTGGGAAGGAAAGAGACGCTCGAGACCCTGAAGGTCAACATCGGTAAAGAAACATACAGCATTCCGCTCATGGGTTCCCTGTCGTTGAAGGAGACGAGGGAACTGGCGAAGGCGAAGGACGAGTTCGCATTCTTCAAGAAATACATTCCTGAGGATGTGATCGACTCTCTCTCTGTCAATGATCTGAAGGCCCTCACCGAGGTCTGGAAAGATGAAAGCGAGAAAGCAGCAGGAGTTGATCTGGGGGAATAATAAGCCTCACGAATTTTGTTTTCGAACATCGTGAGGCAATCGAACGGGACTTACTGACCGAGACTGGTCATGAGTTGTCAGACGTTGGGGGTGCTCTGTCATGGAGTGCCCTCAAATCCTTTTTAACACAGATCAAATTAGGGTCAGCACTGGGCGAGGAGCTGAACCCAGAGATCACGGAATGGTCTACACGAAAGAAGACCAACGAAATCCTCGCAGATATTTTCGATGTACTGCAAGTGATCAATGCACAGCTGAGAGTCATTGCATCACACAAACCGGGCAGGAAACCAGAACCGTATAAGAGGCCCGGACAAGACAACGGCAAGAAGCGCATCGGCAAAGGAGCATTGCCTTTGGGCGAGATGCGGAAATGGATACAAAGCAGAAGGAGGTGATCTCCTGTGGCTGGCGGAATGACAGAGGTCGCACGGGCGACAGTCACAATCGTCCCGAATATGAAGGGATCTCAGGCCACGATCGCCAAAGAACTTGGAGCAAGCACGGAGTCGGCAGGAGAAAAGGCTGGCTCGCTGTTCGGAAAGAACTTAATCGGCACAGCGAAAAAGGTGCTCGCGGTGGTCAGCGTCGGCAAGCTGATCGGCGACTCACTCAACGCAGGAGCGGACCTCCAGCAAAGTTTCGGCGGTCTCGATACTCTTTATGGAGACGCCGCAGCGGCTGCTAAAGAGTACGCCTATGAGGCAGCGTCCGCAGGCATATCAGCGAATGATTATGCGGAGCAGGCCGTCTCGTTTGGCGCGTCACTTAAAGCAGCGTTTGGCGGAGACACCGCGAAAGCAGCAGAGGCAGCGAACACAGCCATCATGGACATGGCAGACAACGCTGCGAAGATGGGCACACCGATCGAGAGCCTCCAGAACGCATATCAGGGATTCGCCAAAGGCAACTATACGATGCTGGATAACCTGAAGCTCGGGTTTGGCGGGACGAAGGAAGAAATGCAAAGGTTGTTGGAGACAGCCGAAAACTCTCCCCACAACGTACTCGGAAAGTCATTTGATATAGATAACCTTGGTGATGTTTACGAGGCAATACATATCATTCAGGAAGATTTGGATCTGACAGGCGTAGCGGCAGATGAAGCCTCTACGACTTTCTCCGGATCGCTTGGAGCGATGAAGGCAGCTGCCCAGAATGTCATGGCGAACCTCGCACTGGGCGAGAATATCAGCGCAGACCTGAAGAACCTTGGCGCGTCCGTCAAAACGTTCGTGGTCGGCAATGTCATGCCGATGGTCGCGAACATCGCCAAACAGGCTCCGACAGTTCTGGCACAGATCCCGTCATTCATAGCGGACATGGCTCCGGATTTCATTGCGGGTGCTGCGGACATCGTGTCGAACCTCGCAACCGGACTGATCGAGAACATTCCGACCTTTGTCGACGGATTCGGTCAGATGATGTCCTCTATCTGGACAGGCATCACGAATATTGACTGGGGCGCAGCAGGACAGCTGGTCGTCAACCTGTTGTCAGCAGCATGGGACGGCCTGAAGACAGCAGCCAGCACGATCTGGGACACTGTCGTCGGGATCTTCACTGGCGAGGTCGAGTTCCCCGATATATCCGAAGCTGCCAAGACTGTATGGAATGCGCTGACGACGAAAGCGTCTGAAGTGTGGACGGCGGTCAAGGCATGGTTCACAAAGACCTTTACATGGCCCAACATCTCCGATGCGGCGAAAAAGGTGTGGAACGGTTTGACGACAGCAGCGTCTCAGATATGGACAGCTGTCAAAACATGGTTCCAGAAGACATTCACATTCCCGTCGCTCACTAAACTTGCATACGATGCATGGAACGGCCTGACAACACTTGCCTCGACGATCTGGGATGGGATCAAGGGTTGGTTCACATCAACATTCACGTTCCCTTCTCTTAAGGCCAAGGCGAAAGAGGCATGGGATAAACTGGTCGAACTGGCAGGCGAGATCTGGGAGGCGGTCAAGACCAAATTCAGAGAGACATTCTCGTTCTCATCGCTGACTAAAAAGGCACAAGAGGCATGGGGTGGTCTGAAGACGAGAGCCGGGAGCATCTGGACTACCGTCAAGACGACTTTTGGCGCGTCAAATGTCAGCTTCGCTGATCTGTCCGAGACAGCATCCAAGGCATGGGACACGCTGACAACAGCAGCAGGAACCGTCTGGGACGGCATCAAGGAGATCTTCGGATCGTTCGAGATTACATGGCCTGATTTTGGAGAACTTGCCAAGGGTGCATTGGATGGACTGAAGACAGCTGCGGAAGGCGTCTGGAACTGGGTCAAGGGCCTGTTCTCTGGAGACAGTGACGACGAAGCGGTCAAGTCCGTTCAGGGTTCCACCTCTGAGATGGCTGCGACGCTCGCGGATGCAGAACTTCAGATTTCCGCTGTTGATGTGTCCAGCATTCAGGAGGCAAACGAGTTCGTCAAGCAGACGGTCCTTGGATGGATCCGCATCTTCAAGAACCTGTCCCTGAAGGTCCCGACCGTGGGAACGAAAGCACTGACAGCTGCTCTCAAGGCCGTCACGGACATGGTCAGCAACTTCAAGAGTAAGATGAAATTCACATGGACGCTGCCGAGCCTGCATGGGTTCCTCCCGGTCATCAATGTGAACATGAAAGAGGCTAAATCCAGTGATGGAAAGACCTCTGTCAGCTATCCCGAGTTCTCCAAGAGCGTCAAATGGTTCGCCGAGGGCGGTGTCTTCAAGAGTCCGACGATCATCGGTATCGGTGATTCTAAAGGCCCTGAAGCAGCGGTCCCGCTCGATAAGATGTGGAGACAGATGGACAGAGAGTTTGACAGGCACATGAACGGTGGAAACATCTATCAAACTTACAACATTGACGGAGCGACAGATCCGGAGGCTTTTGCGGTGAGCGTCGCTCGCACCATCAAGCGAGAGTTGAGGATGGCATAAGATGGCAAAGAAAAAGAAAGATGGAACAATTAAGCCGTCGGGCCTCACTATTGCTCGAAACGGTAACACATACACCTTTACGTGGAAACGTGGCGACAAGGACTATGGTGCAGGACAGCAGTTCCAGTACAGTAAGAACGGGGGCAAGTGGACGACCGTCAACGTATCAGTGACACAGACGACGGTCAACCTCTACAACCAGACAGGCGTCAAGACATGGCAGTTTCGCGTTCAGGGCAGGCGGAAGAAGTGGAAAGACGGCAAGAAGACGATCACCCCCAAGTGGTCCGGATGGGCCACGAGCGGAAAGTGGTCAGCTGTTATCCCTACGGTTCAGCCTGTGACCTATGAGAACGAGTCGGCGAACAGCGGGACATTCGGGTGGTCTGTTCAGAATGACGCCAAATCAACCGCAATCCTGATCCGGACTGAGACACAGACCTGTTATGTCAGGAACACAGCCGCGCCCCCGGAGAATGCGTGGGGTTCCATCGTGAACCGTGCAGCGTCTGGGGAATTGACGATCAATGAAGACACCGAGGTACTCGCAGAGGGCAATATTGTCAGGTGGTTCAGGGTTCGTTCGGTCGGAACGACCGGGAACTCCGCATGGAAGACCCAGAAACACGCCTATGGCGACCCCAACGACGCTGTGCTTGTGAGCGCGAGCGCAGAGACGAGGGGATCAGTCACCAAGGTCACTGCGGAGTGGAAAGACGACTATAATGCCACCAACCCGATCGACATGATCGCTTTGCAGTATGTGATCGCGAAACCGACGGACGCTCAGATGTCTCCGCCAGCTGACGGATGGTCGACGGCGATCGAGGTCAAGCCGAACGGTGCAGCGAACAAGGTCGTCGTGAACATCGAGAACGTGGTTGACGTTGACGAGTGCCTGTGGGTCAGGGTCAAAGGGTGGCATGATGATGACAACAATGCGTCATTCTCGAACGCTATGGTCGCACAGTATGGCGCACTGGGTGCTCCGACGATCGACGCGAATCCGAACTTCACAAGTGGAGACGTTGCGATCACGATCACGGAGACAACGGCCTGCAATGCAGCCGAGACGGTCATCTTTTATAGAGCAGCAGACGACCCGAGCAATGACAGGATCGTGGCAATTCTGCCACACAACACGACGTCGGCAACGGTCAATGTTCCGGAAATCGTCGGGAAGTCAGAATCGTGCTTTGGCGCGTATGCGATAGTAGGCACACACACAGGGACGACGCTCACGAGCGTGTTGATGCGTTCGGCGACCGCTCTGGACAATGACATCGCAGCTGTTGCTCCCGCAAACGTGACCGTCAAAGAAGGCCCCGATGAGGGAACCGTCAGGATCGGATGGGAATGGTCATGGTCAGGAGCGACGAAGGCGGAAATCAGCTGGTCAGACAAGGATTATGCGTGGGAGTCCACGAACGAGCCGTCTGATTACAGTGTCGAGGATGTGAAAACGACCAGCTGGATTATTGCAGGCCTCGAGGTCGGGAAAAGGTGGTTTTTCAAAGTCAGGCTGATCGATGACAGCAACGACAAGGAGATCGTCGGCCCGTGGTCTGAGATGGTGAAATACGACCTCACCACGGTTCCGGACAGGCCTGCTCTCACACTCAGCAAGAGCGTGATCAATGAGGGCGAGACATTCGTCGCCCGGTGGGCATTCGGCGGAGACGGAGCCTCTCAGGAATATGCTGAGATCGCTCTCGTCACATTTGAGAATAACGAGCCTGTCTATGGTGAGGTGATCGCACACGCTGAGACGCAGACGAGCATCGAGGTGGACCGTGAGTGGGTGACAGGCCAGACCTATAATTTGGCGGTCAGAGTCACAGCGAGCAACGGATTGCAGACAGCATGGTCTGATCCTGTGAGCCTGTTTGTTGCTGAGCCAGTGAGCATCTGGGTGGACAGCTTTAGACGGACCTTCGACTATGCGCTGACAACAAAAGGATATCAGTGGGTGTCTGATCCCGGAATATGGATGTCGACCGAAGAGTCTTCAACGGTACACACTGCGGAATACACGCAGGCCAATTTAGAACTATACGAAAAAGCACTGCATAATGTCGAGGAAATCGTCACCCAAACGGAGACCACAAAAACAACTAGAGTATACAATCTGACAGCTTCATGGACAGAACCATTGCGAACAATGCCTCTGACCGCAACGGTCACGGGTGCGGGAGAGAGCGGGACGACATCCCTGTCTATTGTGAGAGCGGAAGACTATCACCTCGACAGGCCAGACGACACGACGTTCGACGGATATGCAGGCGAGATCGTGGCATCCGCCAGCCAGTACGGAGAGGAACCGATCACGATCACGGTCGACGACCTCATCGGGCATCTGGATGACGGGACAAACTATATCCTTGTTGCGTCCGTGACGGATGTCTATGGACAGACAGCGACAGAGCGGATTCCGTTCACAGTCAACTGGCTGCATAAGGCAGAAGAACCGGGCGTGACCGTGGTAATGGATAAGGTGCAGCGCATCGCCAAGATCACTCCGATCGCTCCGAGCAATTATGCACAGGGCGACACCTGTGATATTTACCGCATCACCGCTGATCAGCCTGAACTCATCGTCAAGGGCGCGGAGTTCGGGACGACCTACGTCGACCCATATCCCGCTTTCGGTGATTTCTGCGGTCACAGGATCGTGACGATTACATCAAACGGGGACTATGCGACGGCGGACGGCCTTGGATGGTACGATGCCGACTATGTCGACGGGGATATCCTTGAGGACAACAACCTCGTCATTGACGTGGACGGCGACCAGATCGTGCTGCCGTACAATCTGACGTTGTCCAATACGTGGAACAAGGATTTCAAGAGGACGACCTATTTGGGCGGAGCCGTTCAGGGAGATTGGAACCCGGCGATCACAAGAGACCTCTCAGCGGGGACGGTGATTGTCCGAGGAGATGATCTGGACAGACAGTTGATGATCAGAGACCTCGCAGGATATGCAGGCGTCGCTCATGTGCGGACACCGGACGGATCGTCGCTGACTGCGGATGTGCAGATCAACGAGACGCAGTCGTATGATTCGAGAGCGATCACGTACTCAATGACGATCAAGGCTATTGATCCGTCCGAGCCTGTCGGCATGACTCTTGAGATGTGGGACTCATTGCACCCCATAGACGAATAAGGAGGCAGAGATGGACTGGAGAGGCGGTTTTTCTGCACTCTACGAACTGAAGAAAGTCGACCCTATGTCATTCAATGACATGGGGTCTTTTGACTTCGTGTCTGGAACGATAGACAAGACCGATGATGGACTCATGGAGTCAGCTGATCTGGCGATGACAGAGAACCCGGGAGAGTGTTGGATCAGGGTCTATTTGAAGGCCAGACAGGAGCAGAGCGGGGCGAGGGTGGCATTGTTCACAGGACTCGCATCCGTTCCAGAGAGGACGCTCGACGGGGTGCGGATCACGTACAATGTCGAGTGCTATTCCGTCCTCAAGCCTGTCGAGGACATCCTCGTGCAGAGAGGTTTCTATGCTCCTGCTGGAGCCGATGCGGCTCAGATGGCTGCGGAACTTCTGAAGGTCGGCCCCGCGCCTGTTGTTGTGGACGGAGACGGTCCGAGTCTTCAGGAGGCGATCGTGGCAGAGGACGACATGACCAATCTGGATGTCGTCTGGCTGATCCTGAACGCGATCGGATGGCGATTGAGGATAGAAGGCAACGGCACGATCCACGTGTGCGGTCCGAGCATGGAACCTGTGGAGACGTTTGACACTGAATACAACGACGTGATCGAGGTATCGATGACAGACTCACAGGACTGGTTTTCTGTGCCGAATTGCATCCGAGTGTCTTCCGGGAACAGCTATGTCGAGTATATGGATGAGGACCCTGAGAGCACTGTGTCGACGGTGGCACGGCGGGAGACCAGGGGCGGGAATGGTCAGGTCTGGATGAAGGACTCAGCGTCCTCCATTGGATCCAATGAGTCTCTTGGCGAGTATGCCATGCGGATTCTCAGAGACAATCAGTCCCCGGCGAGGACGGTCTCCTATGCGAGGCGGTTTTTCCCGGACGTTGTCGTGACTGATATGATCGGCCTGCACCTTCCGAGGGTAGGCATCGACGGAACCTTCCGGATCAAATCCCAGACGATCGAGTTGGGTTATGGTTGCAGGACGAGCGAGGAGGTGGTTGCGGTTTGACGAGTTTGGCAGATTTATTTAAGTCATTCAAAAAGGAGATTAAGAAGTCGACGGGCACGGACTACACGGCGACGGTCACACGGGTTGAAAACGGTGTGGCATATGTCCAACTGACAGGTGCACCAATATCCGACACTCCTGCCACAATGAGCGTTTTTGCCAGACCGGGGGACAAGGTCAGGGTCAGAGTCAGGAACGGCAAGGCATGGGTGACAGGGAACGACACGCTCCCTCCCAGCAACGAGAAGAAAGAAGTCGCAACGAAGATGTCCAAGGATATGTCCGATCGAGATAAGCACATCATCATCCGGGACGGAATCATGAAGTTTATCGCCAACACGCTGTGCGTTGAGTCAAAAAACTTCAAACTGGACGAGGCTGGAAATGCTGAGTTCTCAGGGACGGTCAAGGGCGCGACTTATGTTGATAGCACGTCGAATTTTTCAATGGATATCGGCGCACATCAAAACACTGCAGGACAGATATCCCCGGCATTTGTTTTAAGCGGATATATTAACGGAGATCCCAATAACGACTATTTGATAATTGAAATGACGTTGTGGCAGACATCAACAAACGAGATTCCTCAGTTGTATATCGCTGCCACGGTTAAAGACAATCCGGACGCATCAGACGAGTATTCAGTCAGTTTTGGAGTGGGCGAGACGGGAATCCATTTTTATGGGTCTTACTTGGAAAGCGGACATCTTACGAGAGTGCATTCCTCAATACCATGGGGACGGAATTTGTAAACCAATAAGGAGACACAAACATGGCGAATTTAGTTTTTGATTTCCTTCACAACTACAAAACGGGGGAAAGGCGGGAGAGCGATCCCGCAGACGCTTATCAGTATGACGAGGGCCACGTTTTTGAGGCCGTCGTCCCTGTCGCAGTGACATCCTGTGAGATTCATTACTGGGCGAGAGGATTCGACGAGGCGGAGGCTTATACTCCTGCCAGCATCACCCAGAACGCTGACAACTCCTACACCATCACAGGAAATATTCCGAACAAGTTTTTCGAGACTTATGGCGATCTCAGGGTTTACATCGTCGTGACCGATGGCGATGCCAGCATCACGACCTATGAGGGACGCATCCACATCTGTGAGAGATCGAAACCGGACGACTATGTCGACGATGATCCGGACAACGAGGCGACCCGGGTCTTGGTGGAGGCCAGAGCAGCTGCGGCGACCGCAACGGAAGCAGCGCAGACCGCACAGGATGTAGCGGACAGCATCCCGGCAGACTACACCCAGTTGTCTGATGATGTTTCTTCGTTAAAGGAAGATTTCAACGAACGATTGGCAAGTGATGCAGAATATGCATACATGGGTGAATTAACCTTGTTGTCGTTTGCACATTTTGAAAGAGGTTCTTATCAAACTGATGGAACTACAACCGTAAATGTTAATTACAGAGTTAGACAGGTTGAAAGCGTAACTTTACCGTATAGCATAACACTGATTCCTAAAAGCGGATTCAGAATGTATGTGTATTATATTGGCGATTCAAACCCCGGTTGGGAAAACAGCAGTTTTACAATTCCTGCTAATAAGACATTTAAAGTCATGATTGCAAGGGTTACAGAAACCACTTCTGAGATTGCTGATCCCATTTACTTTGCAAAGCAGATTGTTTTTGATAGTGCCATTAAAACCAATATCGCAGAACTTGAAGCAAGAGCATCGGCACTTGAAACAACAGACGAACATGTTCTTACCCTGTCCAAAAACCTGCTTACAACTTATGCGAATGCTTCAATAAATTCTGATACTGGCAAATTAAGCCTGTTAAACACTGGTGAAAGTTATGTAGCAACACCAGAAATGATAAAGGTCAAACCATCAACTACATATATGATTAGTTGGGATGAACCAACAATAAAACCAACATATGCTTATGTGTTTGAATACGCAGGAACAGCCGATAACAGTTTTATTAAGCGTGTTTCGTTCTCTGTATTTGAGTATCATCAAAATTATAAATACGTTTCTAGTGCCACATGTGAATATGTGAGATTTATGCTCATTAAATACTCAGAACCTTGGCAAAACATCATTCCACCTAGAATGCAGTTTGAGGAAGGTACACAGATTACAGCGTATGTTGAACACACAGGCATAAACCCGGATTTGATTGATCCCGACATTCAATATGACAGGCTTGTTGCAGACGGAAAACTAAAATACGATTTTTCTGTACCTGATTATTACTTGGCAAATGAATATTTGGACAACAAAGTCACTGCAATAAATAATTACATGGACACATGCTATGCAACTGGTGATTGCTTCGTGTTTATTACTGATGCGCATTGGGAGTACAACGCAAAACATAGTCCTGCGCTCATACGTTATCTACATGATAGGACAGGAATCGCCAAATTGTTTGACGGTGGAGATGTTGCAAATGGTGGCAATGTTGCGTTTATGGAGTACACTCAAACACAACAGGCATCTATGCTCAAAGAGGCATACTTCACAATGGGAAACCATGAAGCCTTCGGTGGCGTTTCGTCCAGTTACATTACAAACCGATTTGATCGCTACCATGATGATTATAAGGGAAATCCAGAACAGCATTATTATTATGTAGATAATGAACGTGCAAAAATAAGGTATATTGTGCTTGCTTGTTATGAAACAGGCGATGGAGATAATGCTTTTAATGGTATCGGTGGAAGTAGTGCCGCATCACAGGCGCAACGAGATTGGTTAGAAGATGTCGCACTTAATGTCGCAAATGGGTGGGGAGTTGTCATTATCATGCACTCCTTGTATTATGTGTCGAACGTGTCTCCATATTCGCTTGTTACGGAAAGCAGATATGCATCTACCATACAAATTATGGACAACTTTGTTGCAAATGGTGGCACTATTATGTGTATTCTTCAAGGGCATACACATATCGACAGGATGACAAGAACACCGGGCGGAATACCAGTGTTTATTACGATGTGCGACAAGTATTATGCAAATGAAACGCCTGCCGATATTATCGTACCGAGAACACTTGGCACGATTCGTGAACAGGCTTTTGATGTCGTGTGCATCAATCGAGTCGCTAAAGAAGTAAAACTGATTCGTGTTGGGTGTCCTGCTCAGAATGGATTCGGTGATGATGTGGGGACGGAAGCGGAAGAGAGAACAATGTCATACGAATAAGAACGCATCGGTATCAGTTAAAGGGCAATTTAATGAAGTTGCATCTTTGCTGGAAAGTTGAATGAAGTTTAAAAAATCTTACTTAATTGAATTAAGGCGAATTTAAGTTAAAAAAAACCGGGTTTTATTGAATTAAAACGGAGGGGCAGGCGTAATGTCTGCCCTTTTTATATGAAGAAAGAGAGGTATTCGCTTATGGAATCACTGCAGAACATCACATTCATCCACAGATACTGGATCCTCTTGCTGCCTCTGGTACTGATGGCGGCAGATATCGTCACCGGGTGGATCCAGGCGACGATCAACGGCACATGGGATAGCACGAAGATGCGCGTCGGCCTCTTCCGAAAAAGCGGGGAGCTGCTGGTGATCGTGATCGCCTATGTGATCTATGCAGCGATCAGCCTGCCGTTCGACGTCCCGGCATTCATCGCAGGCTATATCATCATTATGGAAGTGATATCCGTCTGCGAGAATCTGGATCAGGCAGGGCTGCCGGTTCCGGTATGGGTTACCAGGCGCCTGAAGAAGGTGGCGAAGGATCTGTCTGAAGACGATCCGGAAGACGATGATCCTGACGCTAAGTATTGGGATGATGACGATGAGGTAGAATCAAAATGACGATTATTGAATCAGCGACCAGCTGGGCGATCGGCATCGCTAAGGATCAGTCGCATGGATACAGTCAGGCTAATCGCTGGGGGCCGAACTATGACTGTTCGAGTCTCGTGATATCGGCCTACAAGCACGCCGGCGTTCCGATCGATACGACGGTCGTCAATTATACGGGCAATCTGCAGAACCTGAAGAAGTACGGATTCTGGGATGTGACCGGATCCGTCAGCTTGTCATCCGGATCAGGCCTTCAGCGTGGGGACATCTTGTGGTACCACATCTCCGGAACGAATGGCCACACGGCGATTTATATCGGAAACAATCAGATCGTACACGCACGGGGCCAGTCTTACGGATCCAGCAAGACCGGCG